ATGCGTTTATTTTATCCCAATACGATGAACTTTCTCAGCATCACTTTTGTTACGTTGAGTCATTTGTTGCTATGATGATTGATCTAGGTCTTACATCATCTGTCCCCCAGGACCCTCGTGAACGTCTTGAGTACATCAAGAAGATCATCTGGGGTCTCATATACAAGTACACTCCCAAGAGTAGCCGCAATACGGCTCAGTGGGCATACTTTAAGAAGTATTTCCCATACATTCTTGAATCATTCGGACCGGATGGAAAGCGTCTCAAGATGAGGCGTGGTTACATTCAGATTCCACCCACTAAGGGTCAGGTCAAGTACCGTTTGAGAAAGATCAGACTTCGTGATGACATTGATACCACATGGAGTCTGAAAAAGATTGCCAAGTGGGCTAAAGGAACCAAGAAGTGGATTACACCCAAATAAATAACATTTGTCCCCATAACGAAAATACCCTTCGTATTGAGAACAAATTAAAACATTATTTTTCCAACACCATCCTTGATGCGGAGAACGTTATAACTTTTAGCGATTACGAGTATCTCCTTTTCTATGTGAACAATAAGATTCGGGGAAGTATCTAGGAGTTCATTAAATATATTGTATAATCCATATGATCCGTCGCTAGATAGTGTCATTTGTATGATAGCGTCTTTGATCATAGTAAAATTGATGTCACCCGATGGTTCTATCTTATCTGGACGTAAAGCGAAACTATACATTGTTAAATTATTTTCTATCGGTGCTTGTTTATGATAAACGTTTGGTATACACGTTGATAAGAATTGATGTGAACCAATTGTTTCATCCAAAATTGGTGTTCCATCCAATGACAAGGTTACATGTTTTTGACGCATGTATATACATGGAACAGGTTTTTGGAATACTTTGGGTCCTGCAAATGTGTTGTTCCAATTTGGATGCGGGCGATGGGGTAAACCAGGACCACCGTAGGACGAAATGTTTGAATTGTATATCGCACTTAAGATATTTTTTTCTGACGAAGTTAAATCTTTATGCTTTTTTTTTGCTATAAAATAGAGTTCTTTGACACAATTTTTAAAATTTAACCTATACATTTGACTCTTTATTCCATGTCCCATGGTAAATCTCTCGTGTTGATTTTGTTCAAACAAAATATCTACACAATTAGAAGTCATTCGTTTTCTTTCGTGTTTATCCAAATACGTAACGTCCATGTTAAGATTGAAATTTGGAAGTGGAAAATTCACAGTTTTACTATCGTTTTCATAATCCCACTCTGCTTCCACACTTTGGAGGTCATTGGAGGAAATGGATGGAAATACAACTTCTTTACCCTCTCTGAGTTTGACCCGGATCTTGAGTTCTTGGTGTCGTATAGAGCATAAGGGGAAACCATTTTTTGGGCGATCGTGGAAATAAAATGGGATGTTCACTATAAAATTGCGAAATACGACGGTATTAGTGTTGTTCGCACCACCATATTTACGCTCAAGCGTGCGCTTAAATTGCCCATTCACCCAGTATTGTGAAGTGAGAAATTTACGCTCAAGTGTCGCCGAGACTGAGTTACCTACTTCTGCAACTGGTCTAAATTTTCCTCCTTGTATACAATCATTAGTTAATGCATATGTAGATGATTCACGTGTAACATGATAAATATTTATATCATCTGATGTGACTCTATCTAGTAATTGTTCACCCAGATACAGTTCAATATATTCGAATATACTTACAGCGAATTGATCTACTAACGAGGTGTCATGTGTGTTAGTGTATTCACTTAAATTTTCGGGAATACTAAAACTAAATGACATTCTAGTTAAAATATCACCATTATTAGATGGTATAGAAAATTCAATGTGATCACCCGTTTTTACTTTCTTTTCGTTATCTGGTTTAAGACTAATCGCATCTAATGCAAAATTAGAATGTTTGGAGAAAAAAACGTTGAAGTAGCTAAATTCTGGATTAGCAGTTAAATACTCTGTTAATAATCCACTTGCGGCAATTTGAACTTTACCAGCCATTGTAATAATTAGACATTAAAATCTTAAGCCAACTAACCCACCAGAGTAATGTAAAACATTGTAATTTACGGCGTACACTTGACATTCATTTATCTCACGGAGTATTACGCTATTTAAAGAGGCATATTCTACGATGTTCTCGGTGTCGGGCAACGTCATTTCAAATTTCTGATCTATAATCCGGCTAAAGTTTACATGTCCCGATAGTCTATAACTCAGTGGAGATAAAGCAAATGAATAACTACCAATTTCTTTCTTTTCCTGAAAGAGATGTATTCCCGACATTGTATTCATTTTAGAGTTATAGTAAATAAGTTTTTCTGGTCCATCATCAAATACAACCTGATTATTAAATAAGAGTTTTGCATTCGAAAAACGGATGTTATACATGTACTGAGCATCCACTTCATATTTGTTCTTTGGACCAACGAAAAAATATAAAATTTTGATTGGGTGTTTGAAATTGAGTGAAACTCGCTTCGTTTCTCCTTGTAAGATATCAAATCGTTTTAATTGTAGCTGTGTAATAATTTGTTTCATTGGTCTACTAAGTATATAATTCAATTCATTGGTATCTAAATAAGCATATTGAGTTAAAATTGAAGCATTCGATATAATCATATCTTTAGCTAAGTATGTGTCTATAATTTCTCGTTTTTCGGACTCTGTAGATGGATATCTGCTTGTCCCATATTTTCGACCAATAGTGTAAAAAATATCGACAGGACCACTGGAATCTTTAATCCGCAATACATCCGATAACCTTCTAAATTTAATCTTAATGTAACAGTTCTGTTTAGTAAGTTTGCATGCGAGTATTGCCGACTTCAAGTTATCATTAAAATAGAATGGTAAATTTAAATAATTAGATGGCAATTGAGTTTCACTGTTAAAGTTGCGTCCACTTTCAAATTCTGGACGTATAAAAGCGGCCGATTCTTGAGTTGATTCTTTTAGTGTTTTTTCATATTGTATGGTATTATATGCATTCATCCAATCAGATGTAATTCTTTGTATGTGCGCACCACCTAAAAATAAGTCTATGTATTCTATTAGATGAATGGCGGGGTTATCTTTTCCAAAGATCCTCCTTGCCATGTTCCTAAACGATGTATCCCTGAAAAAAATTTGGTAGCGAAGTGTCATCTGTGTAATAAGATCTCCTGCATCTAACGGAATCATACATATAGATTCTTTATCATACTCTGGGTCAGTGACTGGATTTTCAATCATGTCAAATGCAAATTTAGAATGACTGTTTAACGAGAACAGAAAATGTGACTGCACAGGATTCCCATCTATCCATTTATTTTGCAGGCCCTTAGTAGCCACTTGTAGACGACCTGACATACCTATTTTATATGTCCATTTTTTTAATTAATAAACGACACGTAACCATCTTCAAATTGCAATATGTTAAAACCTGTATAATATAGATACATGGTCAGATTATCCATAGTGAATATCTCTGCTATATAATTGGGAGCTGAACCCACGTGTGTATATAATGGTGTATAAGCAGAAGTATATTCCAGATCGACGTAAATTATCCTGTTATTTAATGTTGCTGGGTTGAGTTCTATATGCAATTGTGTTTTATCAGAATTCAACTGTGAAAAGTCAAGAAAACCCGAGGGTTGTGTACTTTTTGGATATAATGCAAAATTATAAGAGAATATATCATTCTGACCTAATGTGAGCATCATACTACGTGTTAATTGATCTTGACCCTCACCACCTACATTATTAGTACCCTGTAAAGTTGGTGATAGACCACTTTCAGATAATTTAGATGTATATGGTATTACTCGTTTAAAATATTCTGCATCAATTTTCGTCATTCGTGGAAATCTTTCACCGTTTAATGTAAAATAAGCACTTCCCATTATATTAATTTGGTTTCGGTGGATATAAAAATCAGCGGTTTTAAAAAACATTCTATGGTCTACCAAAAGTCTGTTATAGTTTCCATCTGTTTCAAAATACTTTGGTCTAAAAAACCAATGGAACATTTTTACAGGTATAGTTGGTTCTAAATTGACACTAAACTGTTGATCGGTGTTTACATCTATATCTCTGGAACTATGTTTCTTCATATATTCGGTAGTCATTTTTAGAGGCTTGGTTTTATAAAATAAACGCTCAACATCTGATATAGTGACTTCTTCTGTGATAATCTTAAAATTATTAATTATTTTTGATGGTAAGACTCTATTAGTGCTAAGATTTGTGTATATAAAATACGTGGGTTTGTGAAATTCAATCTCAAATTGTATTTTTTGTTTATGAATTGCACATAGTGGAAAGGGTGGTTTATTTTGTTTGTTTTCCTCGTATGCATCTCCGCCATAGTTTTGTGAAAAGAAGAATGGTAAATCAATAAATAGATTTTTTCTTGCATCTAAATCAAGTTCGAATGGGTGTCTAGAATTATCATATCTATTTAGATTAAGTTGTGAGTTTAAGGAGAGTTTTTGATCAACACTTTTGTACAGGTTATCAACTATTACCATCATTTCAGTGTCTATTTCATCTAAAATAAGTCCATCAGCGATCATTTTTATGTTTTTTATAAGTCTTCTTCCCACGAACCTACCATAGTCCCAGTCATACATTTCACTTGTAGTCCATTCAGGTAACTCAATTTTTAACCATATATTTGTAAGAAGATCACCCATATTTTTGGGACTGAAATCAACCTTGACTGTATGTCCGAATGGCCACCATTCCTTTTGTTGCATATTATCAACTACACGGGTTCGGTGATATTTTCTAGATTCTGAATTTTGTTTATACGAGGAATCAAATAAAGAATCTTTGGGATCTTTGGAAAGAATGTGTGTATCCTGCATTCCGATAGCACTAATAGCTATCTTAGCTGCCTCACGCATATACTTAGTAGATGGATTATAATTTTTAAGTTCAACATTTCGTGAATTTGGGGAGACATGGAATGAAGTACAATTATTATTATTGAAAAATGTTTTAGAAAAGATTTATATGTTTTTCAGAACTCAGTTGAGATTGTTACATGGAT